CCGCCCGTTTCAATTTGATGTTTTAGAATTATTTGCTTAAAAATTCGAATTTCGGTAAATTAGGGTAAAAATTCGATTTTAGAATATTTTGGGTAAAAATTCTATTTTCGAATTTTTGGGCTAAAAATTCGAAATCATTTCGCGCCCCCACATCTTGAAATCACGATGTGTAATTTCGAAATGTTGTTAAATTTTGAGTGCTTAATTTATGGTTCGAATTTTCAGCCTAAAATTCGTAAAATTCCTTATGGTATATCAGAAATTAAATTTTACATCAGAATCAAAAAATGAAAATAAAAGTCGCGTCCCCGTATCTTGAATTCATCAAATTATACTTCCGGCTAGTCTCACTCGTCGCGGTTATGATTAATCAAAAATGAAAAACACATCATAATTATATTTATGATGTAATTACAACGAAAAATCATATAACGAGGGGGCGTCTGCGACGCCCCCCATCATATAAACAAAAAAGTGGCAAAAATGCGGGATCCGCTTTATACTTATAAAGAAAAAGCGGATCCCGCAAATTCCCCACTTTTTTTATTAGAAATTTTTTTTAAAATATATGACTTTTCCGTAAGAAATTTTTTAAATAAAGGCCGTTTTCAGATTATGATACCACTCATTTTTAATCTCTTTTTATAAAATCATTAATTAATCCCTTATGTATATTTACCTTCTACAATTTTAATATCGTATCTATCAATAGTGCTTTGCCGTGGTGTTCTTTTAAATTTATTCAATTGAAAGATGACATCGCGTCGCATTTTTCTAAAATGTAATTGATCGGGTTTAGTTTCTTCATATGTAGTTAATTTATTTTGTAAATCTCTAATTTGAATATCTTTCTGTGCTACTATGTGATTACAATTTTTAAGTTCAACTTCTGGTTCTTTCTCAACATCAAAAACCTTTTTATAATTTCTTAATGCGGTTGCTTGTGAGTGTCGCATCACTTTAGAAAGTTTATCCCTATCTATATATTTCGGATGTGTTTCGTGATACCACGTTATATATGAACTTCTCATTATATCTATATCTATTTTAGCCACTCCAGTTATTTCTCTTAACCAATTTAATAATGTTGATTGTGTAATTGGTTTATCATTAATTTCAAATAAATGATTTCTAGGAAAATTAAGCAAACTTTCATTTATTGCTTTTGATGCTTCATCTGAAACATCAATATATGAGAGATTTTTATTCATTTTGTAAGTTTTATAATTGCTTGCTTTATCCTTATTGACTATAAATTGCACTTTTAAATGCCCACCACGCCGATTGAGTAAAACAAAATTATTTAAATTATCATTTTCTTTCTTCTGACTAATAATCAGTGCAGATGTATAAAAACTAGTTCTTAAAGGCGGTTGATAAGTTAAAATAACGAGTAGTAGATACTTCATATTTTGTAATTGTGATTGATTTCCTAATTGTGATTTTTCCTTCATTGCTCCAATTAGGTCAACAAAATATTGATGATGTCTAAAATTTTCAATCTCTTTTGCATCTAATGCATTGTGTCCTTCTTGCTCGTCTCTTTTTATCTTAATTGCTATTCCTGCTTCTCCAAACATTTTAGCACCGCGTTTATCATTGTTATTATTTAACCAACGAGAACAAGCTAATAAATAACTTTCTTTCGTTCCGTCGCTCCAGTCTTTATTTTCAGTAATTAATTTAAATACTTCTTTTTTATTTCCGACTAAAAAATTATCTTTGTTAAGTGTTAGATTTCTTTTATTTGTTAAAAAATTATAGATAGCGTCATATCGCTTTTGAAAGTTATCATTCCAAGGTTTCTTTGGTAAAGGTGGCATAATTCGTTTATAATATAATAAGCGAAATTTATTTCTAAACTAAAATATATGTATAGAAAGAATTTTAACCAAAGATATAATAAAGGTAAAGAAGACGAACAAAAAGTATTACCAATAATTAGAGAGCACTTCAAACGGGATATTAAACCGACAACAGAAAAAACAGATAGATTTGATTTCTATTGTGATAATTATAAATATGAGTTAAAATCAAGAACTAATAATTTTAATGCTTATCCATCAACTATGATTGCAGTTGATAAACTAGATGTAAATGTTATTTTGTTATTTAAATTTACAGATGATAAACTCGCATTTATAGAGTATGATGAGGATAAATTCAAAGATTATGAAAGAAAACTATTTACAAAATATACTATACCAAAAGAGCATATTTACATACCAATAAAAGATTTAACTATAATTTAGCTTCATTATGTAAATCAATTTCTTCTTCTATATTTATATCTCTAATTATTTTAATACAACAGATATCTATTTGGCTACATTTTGATTTATAAAAATATTGACACATCCCAAGTATAAACGCCATTAATGATGTATATAAACCTGTATAAAAAACTTCACTAAATCCCATTATACAATTAGATTATATTTTTTATCTAATGTATTATATATGAAGTTTATATCACTTAAACCATCAACAAGACCAGAAAAACGATTTATGATTACATTGTCAGAACCGAAAAAAACAATACATTTTGGAGCTAAAGATGGATCAACATATTTAGACCATAAAGATAAAATAAAAAGGAAAAACTATTTAGCCCGTCATAAAGTGAGAGAGGACTGGGATAATATAAATGCAGGATCATTAAGTGCCTTTTTATTGTGGGGAGATTCTACAGATATAAATAATAATCTAAATGCATATTTAAAAAAATTTAATATCTCAAAGTAAAATATAATGAATAAATTAGTATTACACGCTGTAATAATGCATAAGCCTAAATATAAATCAAAAGAACAAGCATTTAAAAAGGCTGATGAAATGTTTCCGAATGAAAAGTTAAAGGGATTTGTTAGAGAGACTGATTCATCATTTAGAGTCAGAGTGAGACCTAAGACCAAATTTATTAAAACTAGTTATGTCTCAAAAAAGATAACGCCAGATATAACATTAATATTTGGATATCTCAAATGATTATTTATTTTTATAAGTTAAATTATAAAAATGAATAAGTTAAATTAATGTAAAAGTTTTTTTAGCATCTTGACTTTAGATGCAGTTAATACGACTTCACCTTTATGAACGAGAGCTTTACCAGTTCGCATTACTTTCCCCCCTTTTTTGTAAGCAGAGGGAGACGCTACGGCTCCAACAGCTCTCTCATTAATTGCACGGCCTAATTTTTTGCCTGTAATCATTCTTGAACCTTGAGTAATAGTTCCGACCCAGCCTAAAGCTTTTTTTTGACGATTTACCATTAGAATATAATTATTGATTAGATAAAAATTATTTCTAAATTAAAATTAATTTATTGTCTCACTCTTGCGTCTCTTGACATTGTGTCTACTTCAATGATTGCATCATAATTTAATATTAAATTCATTGTGTGAGCTTGAGCAGTTGCAGTCGCAGTGCTAATATTAAGGGTTATATTTGAGTTATTAGTAGAAACACCGGATAAAATAGCTTTATCATTATCAATATGTAATTTTTCTAGTGGTATCCCAATAATAAATTTAGCAGGGACGGCATAAGTAGATGCATCATTTCCTACTCTGTAGAATTCAAGAGAGTTAATGGCTAAATTATTATTTTTATCATCAAGATTACCACTAGCCCGTCTTAATTCTTGTAAAACATAAGTTTTATTATTTAATGCAGATAATGGCCGTTGAGGATAATTCACACCAGCAATATTTAATGAATATTCACCATTATTAGATGTTATATCATAACTATCACCCCATTTATTAAGAGAGTTAGCACTTGTTCCAGTTGATAATATATAACCAGCTTTAATTGATGCGTATTTTTGATTATATACTAATGAAATAGAACCATTGGTATTGTTTGCTACAGATGCGGAGGAGTTAGACCAAGAATTACATTTTAAAAATAGTTTTGGCATCGCAAGGATTGCACTTTCTACACTACGCCCAAAATCAAGCATATTATAAGCTAATTCACAGTTAGATATTACAAAACCGGTAGGAACGACGGTAGTGGTAAACATATTAGCTATGGAATCCATAGTTAATTGAACCGATATTTGAGGCATTGCAAACGCAGGAATAAGTTTAGAAGATGAAGAAAGAAGACCAACAAGAGGACACGAAAAAGTGCCTACTTCGTTTAAAGTGCATAATCTACCGTCTGTAGCTTCGTTGGTGACTGGTGTTGTGGTATTATTTAAATAACCTAATGCGGATTGCTGACCTACTTTCATCGCAACATCAAAATTAGTATTCATATAAAGATATCCTGCTACTTGGTTATATTGATTTATTGATTCTACAACTTGTGAACCAATGAGCGTCTCAAGTCTTAAAAATGGAGTATATGCTGGTGTAGCGATCATCTCTGCGTTAGCTAAAGCCGTAATAGTATATTTATATCTTAAAGTAATTGAACTAGGGTCTATAAAGCCTCTATTTTGAAAATCAAAACGAATTACACCGCCCGGATTGTAATTGGTGGCACCAGTGACAGGGGTTAATGTAATTTCGAAATTTTGGCATTCTGGCAACTCGCTGATTGCTTGGGAGTAATTAAGTTGGTTTGGTAATGACATCTATCTAAATATATATTTGATTTAGATAAAAAATTATTTCTAAATATATTTTTTAAGATTCTAATAATTTTAATTCTTCTTCATCTTTTGTTAATGGTTTTAATTCTTCTGGTTTAGATTTTATATCACTATCATTATTAGCAATACTATTATCTTTATTAATAAACTCAAATCCTAATTTAGTTGTGATATCATTCATTTTAATTAAATCTTTTGGCTTGGTTATTCTTTCATTTGTTAAAATAAAAGTGATTGTCCAGTCTTGATTATTAAAATCTATAAAATTATTGTATTCATCGACTATTTGAATATCGATTAGGTCTATATTATTTTCTTTAATCATACTCTTTTGGGTTTCACTTGTGGCATAATAACTAATCATATCATAAGGCGGAACATCACTAGGTATAGTTGCCACCGTATCAGTATATCCATTTGTAATAGATGAATAGTTGGCAACGCTTAACTTTTGACTTTTAATAGATAATCTTTTTACACCTAATAAATTTAATGGATACGGGGCAGTAATTAAAGTAGCGGAAGTATAAATAGTAGTATTAATAAAACCTAAAATTAAATTTGTATAATTTTTTAATCCAGTTGATGGATAAGTTGCCGGTATTTGTATTGTAATTGTTGTTGGTGTTGTAAATGAAAAACTTAATTTTCCTGTATATGCACTAATCGTGATATCTATTGGATTACCAGTTCCACTCGTAGTAGCTAACCATAACGCCTTAATTGTTGTTATTAGACTATCGCTATTATAATTACCAAAAGGAATAATTATAGATTCAAATGATCCTGCATTTCTTTTAATTAAAAAATAATTATTAGTATCATTAATCGTATAATAACTAACTGGTAGTTGTGCATTTGAGATGCTAATATATGATTTTAATAAATCACTCTCCTCTTTGAGTAGACCAATGAACGGAAAATTAATATTACTTTTTTTAGTCCCGTTCTGTAATGATCCATATGCACTATTAAGCGTAATCATTATATTTTCTAAATAACTCATTTATATAATTAAAATAGAAATTAATTAAAAATATTTTCTAAATTATATTATAGAATGTCTGAAGAACTACAAGAAAAACCTATTAAAAAATCATTGAAGAAGAAAGAAACTAAAAAGAGTCTAAAAATTGAAACAATTGAAACACCACTACCAAAAGAGCCAGAACCACCGGCACCACCATCACCAGAGCCAGAACCCGAGCCAGAACTACAATTTGATTTAGAGGATACAGAAAGTGCACCAGTTCAGATACAAAAAACAAAAGAGAAAAAGCCAAGAACTCCTAAACAAATAGAGGCATTTAAAAAAGCATTACAAAAACGAGATGAGAATGCAACCAAAAGAAGAGCAGAGAAAGAAGAAATATATAAACAAGCACAGAAAATGGCGGAAGAAGAGCAAATAAAAGCAACCAAGGAAATGCAAGATGTTATAGTCGAAAAAGCAGTTAAAATAAAAAAGAATCAAATTAAAAAAATTAAGGAAATAGATGAAAGTACTCTAGATGTAGGAAGTATTAATAAAATTGTTAATCCATATACAGAGTTCAAAAAGAAATTTGATATTAGATAAATTATTTTTAATCTAATTTTAATATATATCAATGGTAAATATTAAAGTTAAGAAGCAAAAAGGGATTAACAAAGTAAAGCAGAAAGTAAGTCAAAAAGTTAATCAAAAAGTAATTGTTAATGTAGGCGAGTCAATAACAAAACTAAAACGAAGAAGAGCACCAACGAGACCAAAACCACCAGTGCAACAAGCAGTGCAACAAGCAATACCAAGAACATTTTATCAACAGCCCAGCACTGACAGTTCAAATTTAGTATCCTTACTATTAAAAAATTTAACAGGACAACAAGAAGCAAGGGCAGAAGTAAAACTAGCACCACCACCGCCACCAAAACCAAATGAACTAGAAAAACCAAGACGAGAACTAATTGCACAAAAAGCAGAAGAGAGAAGGGCAGAAGAACTAGCCGGACAATCTGAAATACCTTCTTTTTTTCTACCAGCATCTAATTTAACAGCACCAAGACCAAATCCAGTTGAAGCATTTACCGCAAAATTTAACACTACAGCAGAAGATAGAGCAGAGCAGGATTCATTAGACAGATTTGAAAAAGCTAAAAGATTAACAGCATTATATAGACAAGTAGAGGGCCCAGTAGCAGAACCATCATCTATTGGATTACGGGCAGAAGTTAGAGCAGACCCAGAAGTAAGAACTTTAGGTTTAGGACCTAATACATTTTTGCAACAAAGCAACCTAGCAAAACAACACAAAGCAAAATATAGTGGCGTATTAGATCTATTACTTAGAAATAGAGCAAGAACAGATGTAGAACCAACAGAATTTACAACACCAACACCAACGGCTAGATTAACTCTTAAAGAAAGAATAGAACAAAGAGCAAGAGGACCACCACCAGTATTTTCTTTATTAGATGCCACTGAAAGATTAACAGCACCCGAACAATTGCAACCAGAAGCAGAGCTAGAAGTAGGACAACCGGCAGAATTAGTATTACCAGTTAAAACAGGCCCACCATTAGCACAGCAATTAGAACAAGGAATAATAAGAGAAGGAGCAATAGAACCAGAACAATTACCAGAAAGAGGGGGAGAAATCCCACTAAGTTTTGCATTTGAAGAACCAGCACCAAGACTACCAGCAGAAAGAGCAGAAGCAGAAGCATTATTTACAATAATCCCAGAAAGTGCCGGAGACCTTGAGCCATTAAATTTACCAGCGGAAGCACTTGTAGAACCACCACCACAAAGAAGAGCCTATACTGGATCAGAATTATTACCACCATTAGAAGGAGCATCAACAGTATTAAACCAGCCACCAGTAGAAACACCATTAAAACAATTATTACAACCAGCGGAAGCACCAACATTATTACAAGAGGCGGGGATTGTTGAAGGAAAATCTAAAAAGCCATCATCTAAAAGACTAGAAATAGAAAACTTGGCCGACAGAAACAATATTAAGCATAAAGGAAAATCTAATTATGATGTAGCATTAGAATTATCAGAAAAGGGTGTAGTTCTTCCGGAGGGATGGTTGGTTAAATCAAAAGCAGGAAAACCAAAAGCAGGAAAACCAAAAGCAGGAGAATAATTATCTAATCTAATAAATATGATAACTATTAAAAAAAATATAAAACCAGATCTCCCAATATGCGATATGATTTGCGATCGAAAGTTGCATCCAAAATTAGATAAATTTGAACTGACTAAATTCTTAAATTGTCATAGTTGCAATTTAATAGTAGGAAAACCCGGCAGTGGTAAAACTAATTTAATTTATCAACTTATGAAGAGTAATCAACTAATGAAAAAGTGTTTTGATAAAATATACATCTTCCAACCCCAACCAAGTAGGCAAAGTATGAAAGACCAATTATTTGAACAACTACCAGATGACCAGAAGTTTGATGAACTTACAGTTGATAATCTCGAATATGTAAAAGATAATCTAGATCCAGATGAAAATACCTGTATTATATTTGATGATCAAGGGGCCTATCTAAAAAATAATGAGACAAAGAAACTATTAAAAGAATTAATAATGAACAGGAGACATTTACATATAAGTATTTTCTTTTTGGTTCAGACCTATTTATCAATTGAAAGAGATATAAGAAAATTATTTAGTAATTGTTTTATATTTAGATGTAGTAAGAAAGAGATGGAAACTATAGCAGACGAATTAATTGAGACATCCAAAGATTATATTAATGATATTGTCAAAATTGTATATAATAAACCATTTGAATATTTATTTATAAATACAGATACACAGCGAATTTTTAAAGGATTCGACGAGATTATAATAGAAGAATAATTTTTTTTATCTAATTGTAAATTATATATAAAAATGATTTATAATGTAGTTTTATTTAGTAGTGTTGGGGCCGGTGGTGGAGCGGGTGAATCCTTTTTTTATGATTGGTCTCAAATACCAGATGTGCCATACAAAATAACTTTTAGATTTCTTACACCAATTAATTTAAATACAAACGGAAATAATATCGCATCTGTATTTGTAGATTTAGGCCAAACTCAAAATTTATTGGCGCAGGCCGCGAACACGTCGAGTTTAACCTATAAAGCAAGTTTTTTAGGATTTGTCGGACAATCCGGAATTGGAGCAGCAACATTTTTATTTGCATCTGCAGTTGATAATCCGGCTACTTATATTAGAGGTAGACCTAAAAATAATACTTTTTTAGTTGAGATCCACAATAGCGACGCAACAAATACAGATTTTAACCCTGCACCAAATGGTTATGTTTTAACCTTAAATTTCGAGCCAATATAATTTTAATTTTTTTTTATTTCTTATTCTACTATAATAATAATATAATGAGTAATACAAATGGAACAGCAACATTAACAAAATCTATGAATGGTTTAATCGTTTTTAATTCTGGTGGAGGCGTTGTCATCAGTGGAGATACAATAGTAGCGGGAAATATAGATTTACAAAATTTAAACATTGATAATATTCAAGGTATAACACCAGATGATGATATTTCACTATTTACAGATACATCATCAGTAGCAACTATACAATTAGGAAGTGCAACAACAGGATTAACATTTATAGATGGAAATGTAGCGTATATTAACGGCACTAATACTGTTGATATTTTCAGTGGTTCATTAATGGATATGAGAAGTCCAACAATGAAATTAAATTTTTTATTACCAAATTCTATATATATGGGTGATGTCAAAATTCAAACGAATACAATAGAACCAAATACAGTAGCAAATGGTTTAAGTATTGGTTCAACTATAACATCAGCAAATTTAACATTAGGAAATGCAACTTATCCACCATCTTGTACAGCAACAGCAACATCAGCAAATCATATATGTAATTATTCAACAGTTCAATCATTAATTGCTGCTGGTGGTTCATTATTATCATCTAATAATGTATGGAGCGGAACAAACCAATTTAATAATACAGTTGAATCAACATATCTTTTTAAGACAGATACTATTGACCCATACAGAACAACATCAGGAAGCACATATTATTTATATGGTAGTGTTCCTAATATATCATATATTTATTTTGGTTCAATTACTTCTACATCTACATCTGAAGTTTATATTAATCCAAATAATGGATTAGTAAATATTGGTGTAGGTTCATCTCGTTCAGCATCAGTTAATATAAATAGCGGTCCATCTTGTTCTGGGAATGTAAATATTCTAACTGGAACTAACAACACAGGAACAATTAATATTGGGACATCTGGAACATATAATGGAACAGTTAATATATGCGCTAACTCAATTAATCCAAACAATATTATAATGGGAGTAGAAGGTTCAACAACGATAAGAATGAGAGGAACAACGAATATAAACACGGTAGGGAGTATGAATACAAACATACAAACAGGTAGCAACAATGGAACACTCAATCTCGGAAACGCATCATCAACGACAACAATGTTGGGAACAACAAATATCAACACGACGGGAACGGGTAATACCAATATCAATACTGCTGGTAATGTTGGAAATGTTTTTATTGGTAGTTCTGCGAGCGTAACTCAAATTACTGGACGATGCAACATTAATAATACAGTAGCAGCTGATACTGTAATTGGTGGAGCTGGTGGATTTGTTGGTATAACTTCAGTAGGTGGTTTATCTATAATTGGCGGGATAACAATGGGCGGTTCCAACGTCACCGTTCCGTGGAAAATATGCTTTGGAGTAGATTCATCAACTCTTGCCGTAAATGCTGGTGCTTATTCAGTATCACAAACAACAAATTATGGTGTTACATTTTCTGGAAGTCCGCAAGTTTATATTACAGTAATGAAAAACCCAAATAACAGTTGGACAGCATCAGCCGCATATTTTAAGGTAGGTATAGATTCAATCGGAACTTCTTCTTTTACTTGGTCAGTAAATAACACAGCAGGAGGAACAAATGCCGCCGCTAATTCATACTGGATAAATTGGTATGCTATAGGACCATATTAAATTTATGAAAATCAAAGATTTTAATTATTTTCTTATTTTATAATATAGATGTCGATTAATCCATATTATGAATTTAAAAAATTAGATAGTTTCATTGATAAGTTAGATCTTCATCAACTGAAAGCATTAATGAAAAAAATAGAAGCACGAATAGCACATCTCAACAACACAACATCAGAGCAAGAAGAATTAAAAAGATTATTCAATCCAAGGGGAGTATTAGAATCCCAAAAGAAATAATTATTCATCAAAGAGATCTAAACTACAAGTATTAACTTTAGATACCTTTTTATTTTTCTTTACGGAATAGTCATAACATTTATAATTTTTTTTCTAAATAAAAAAGTGGGGAATTTGCGGGATCCGCTTTTCTCTTATAAGTATAAAGCGGATCCCGCATTTTTGCCACTTTTTCAAAATTAAATATATATGACTTTTTCGTAACAAAATTTTAGATGATTATACATCAAAAATTTTATTAGTCTAAAAAAATACCTGCATCTAGATCAGAGTTTATTGCACTATCTATTACTGATGCTGGTTTAATATAAACTTTAAGATAAGAGCATCCAAACTCATACATATCGCGTGTTTCATCATCAATATATAATTTACAATGTTTTTGGTCATCATAAAATGATTTTATAATATGTTTACCAAAGAAGTTATTATAAATATTTTTAATAATATTATTATGATAACTCTTCTTTGTTAAATCTTTAAAATAATACTCATTGAAAATTTGTTCTATTAGTTCATTGTTTAGCTTTGCTTTATTAATTTGGATATCGCTTGGAAATATTGAATCCCATTTATTAAATGTTTTTATTTTATTATATATGTTATTTGGTTCTATAATTAGTTCTTTAACTCTCTTGAAAAAAAAAAGATATCGTTCGTCCCATCCTAATTGAATATCTGTAATTGGCGCATTGATTGAAAACTGCTTCTTATAATAATACTTTTTAATTGCAATTTTATCATCTAATGTTGAATCCATATTATATACTTTTTGTTCGAGTCGTTCTAACTCTTCACTATTTATATTTTTGATTGTGTCATAAGTATAGCCTAATTCAACATCGTCAAATAAAGCTTTTATAGTAGCATCAATATCTTTATTAATTAGCTCTTTTGAATATTTAATTTTATAACCAGCAAGATTACAAAAATAATTAAAAGTTGTTTTTAATGGACTCTTCTTTTCAATCAAAATATTATTTACTAATTGATTGTATATAGGGCAATTACCAACCAAATTACTATCATTTTTAAATATTAAATTTGTTGATGATGTATTTAAATACGAAATATAAATATTATTACTTTTGATGTGTCGGCATCTGTACGAAACTTGTATAATATCTCTGGGACTACTAAACCCAGCAATAGATAAATAAACACTATCAAAATCAAATTTTTCATAATTAATACCAACATTAATTTTATTATTTGTCATCACGAAATCGGCATCATTCCAATGAGTATTAACATCATCTAAGGTCTTTAATATTTTATCATCTGAATCGCCATTATAACAGATACCCTTTTTATTAGTATTCTTTTCAAAAATTGCCTTTAAGTTCTCCATCGATATGTAATCTTTACATCCATCTTTAAACGGATAAAATATAAAAGTTTTTTTATTCTCTTTTAACGCACTAATAATAGATCCACACCACGATTCAAATGTTGATTTGAAGTATATATTTCTATTTACATTAGATTGTTTTAGTTCTACAATATCATAATTAATCATATTTTCAAGATTACTTATTGAATCAATAAAATCAATAGTTAGTTTTGATGTAAAAGCATCTAAAAATATAACTTTGTCGGCGTTTCTAATTATGTCTAAAAATCTATCCCAATTCATAAGTTTATTTGATTCTAATGTTGTATTGTTAAACCATTTATTTAAAACGCTTTCGATTTCATCAATAACAACAATTTTATAGTTTTTATCATTAGTGTAATGTAATGAGTTGATACATATCATTAATTTTTCTTGTTTTGAAATATTTGCTACTTTATCGGAAACCTTTTTAAAATCTTTATAATAAGATATATCAATTTTATCTGTTTTTAATCTTTGGGTTGTGTTTTGTGCTAGTGCAATATTTGGTGTAATCCATATAAAGTTTTCTTTATCTTTTAAATATTTAATAGTCTGAAAAGTCTTACCGCTTCCCATTCCTGTATTGATACATAAAAATTTAGAATTCATATAAAATAAATCTTGATTTAGTTCATCAACCTTGTGAATATTTGAAAGTTTAAAAAGATTCTGAAAGTTAGAAAAATGCTTATCTTTTTTAATTGATGGATAAAACTTCATTATTAAAGTCATTATTTTATTATTGTCAACACTAGGGAATTTATTTAATTGGTTCCAGTGAAACTTCCATTTAGTATAAGCATCTGGTTTATCGTTTTTATTCTTATACCAACTATAAAAATTTTCAAATGTTAATTCATTATAAAAGCAATATCTAGCAATTAAATGGGTATATTTATGATCGAATGATTTACTAATTGGTAAAATTTGTAGTGCTTCTTTTGATGTAAAATTATTAATATTGAATTTAATATTTTCAGGTAGTTCTAGTTTTAATTTAGGTAAATCGCCTACATTAAACTTTTTAGTTTTAACATCTTCAATATCAATCGCTAATTTAACTTCTGGTTGTGTAATTGCAAAATTAGGCATATCTAATACAGTTTCATTAATAAATGTTGTAATTAAATGTTTAGTAGGATTATCATTTAAAACAATTGCTTGTATGCGTCCATCTTCTTTAGATTGATTAATACATTTCATAAATCGGTTTTTGGTATATACTCTATCATCAAATCCATCATCAATAGTTTGTTTGAAATATTTTACTAATGACTTCATAAATAATCTATCTTCTTCATTCTTAATTAAATAGTTATTAAGAACAATATGATAACTTTGTCGTATTTCACTTTTAGAACCACTAACAGCCATTTCTGCATTTGGAAATAAATCATTTAACTTTGGAACTATTTTTTCGTATATGTCATAATCTTTATTATCTGCATCTATATCGAAATATATCTTATGTGGAAATTTATGTATAACTTCATATATTGAATTATCTTTTTCTAACAGTTTTAATAATTGCGAGTTTGATACATCGGCCCACATCTTGCCATATTTTTTGGTTTGAGACCATATAACATTATTCTCTTTTGGTGTCGAATCTATGACTATTTTCATTGCACCGCCATTTTCAGATGCATTTTTAAGCCAGTTTATTTTTAGGTGTGTAATTGTTTTAAATTGAGTAGTCATAATAACTTTTTCTTATATAATAGATTTAGATAATATTTTTTTAAATAACTTTTTCTATAGTATTTTTTATTTAATTAATTTAATTAAAAAGTTATTAATATAAAAAAATGTTATCTAAGTATATATCAAGTAAATGGAAACAATTTCAGAACATATATTAAAACAAAGACAAAATAGTAAAAAATATTATGAACTACATAAAGGAGCTAAAAAGCAACAGTATCAAGAAAAAAAAGAAGAAATAAAAAAGAAGTCATTAGAATATTACACGAATAAATATAATAATAATGTAGAATTTAAGGAAAAAAGAAAGGAATATATGAGAGAGTACCAACGAAAGAAACGAGAAGCTAGGCTGGGTAATATTAATTAATGATTTTATAAAAAGAGATTAAAAATGAGTGGTATCATAATCTGAAAACGGCCTTTATTTAAAAAATTTCTTACGGAAAAGTCATATATTTTAAAAAAAATTTCTAATAAAAAAAGTGGGGAATTTGCGGGATCCGCTTTTTCTTTATAAGTATAAAGCGGATCCCGCATTTTTGCCACTTTTTTGTTTATATGATGGGGGGCGTCGCAGACGCCCCCTCGTTATATGATTTTTCGTTGTAATTACATCATAAATATAATTATGATGTGTTTTTCATTTTTGATTAATCATAACCGCGACGAGTGAGACTAGCCGGAAGTATAATTTGATGAATTCAAGATACGGGGACGCGACTTTTATTTTCATTTTTTGATTCTGATGTAAAATTTAATTTCTGATATACCATAAGGAATTTTACGAATTTTAGGCTGAAAATTCGAACCATAAATTAAGCACTCAAAATTTAACAACATTTCGAAATTACACATCGTGATTTCAAGATGTGGGGGCGCGAAATGATTTCGAATTTTTAGCCCAAAAATTCGAAAATAGAATTTTTACCCAAAATATTCTAAAATCGAATTTTTACCCTAATTTACCGAAATTCGAATTTTTAAGCAAATAATTCTAAAACATCAAATTGAAACGGGCGG